TCATGGGACGCTACGATTGGCCGGGTCAGTACAAACCGTTCGACCACCAGAAAACAACTTCTGCGTTCCTCACCATGAACCGCCGTGCGTTCTGCCTCAACGAGCAGGGCACAGGCAAAACAGGGTCAGTTATCTGGGCCGCTGACTACCTCCTCAAGCAAAAGCGCATAAGGCGCGTGTTGGTGATCTGCCCCCTGTCCATCATGGATTCGGCATGGAGGGCTGACTTGTTCAAGTTTGCCATGCACCGTTCTGTTGACATTGCGTATGGTGCCAAGGACAAGCGCAAGGCCATCGTCAACGGTATTGCTGAGTTTGTGATCATCAACTATGACGGCGTAGAGATTGTTGCCGAAGACATAGCCAAGGGCGGCTTCGACCTGATTGTGGTTGACGAGGCCAACGCCTATAAAAATGTTCAGACCAAGCGGTGGAAGATACTCAACACGCTGGTCAAGCCTGATACGTGGCTGTGGATGATGACAGGCACCCCCGCTGCGCAGTCCCCCCTCGATGCGTACGGGTTGGCTAAGCTGGTCAACCCGCAAGGTGTGCCCAAGTTCTATACGACTTTCCGCGACATGGTGATGATCAAGCTAAGCAACTTCCGCTGGCTTGCCAAGGGAACCGCCACGCAGACCGTGTTTGAATGTTTGCAGCCAGCTATCCGGTTTACCAAGGACGAGTGCCTTGACTTGCCAGAGATGACATACGTCAAGCGTCACGTTGAATTGACCAAGCAGCAGGAACGCTACTACGGGATGCTCAAGAGCAAGATGGTGGTGCAAGCTGCTGGTGAGGAAATCACGTCCGTCAATGCAGCGGTGAACATGAGCAAGCTCTTGCAGATATCTTGCGGCGCGGTGTATTCCGACTCGGGCGAGACCTTGGAGTTTGACATCAAGAACCGTTACAACGTGCTGACCGAGGTGATCGACGAGTCCAGCCAGAAAGTGCTGGTGTTTGTGCCGTTCAAGCATGTGATCAGAATCCTGACCGATAAGCTCAACGCCGATGGTTATACAACCGAGGTGATCAGCGGGGACGTGCCCGTACACAAACGCACCGACATCTTCCACCGATTCCAGACTGACCCCAACGGCACTAAGGTGCTGGTCATTCAGCCACAAGCCGCCGCCCATGGCGTGACACTCACCGCTGCGAACACCGTGGTGTGGTGGGGGCCAACATCTAGCCTTGAGACCTACGCCCAAGCCAATGCCCGAGTCCACCGTTCGGGTCAGCGCCACCCGTCTACAGTGGTGCAACTGGTGGGGTCAGGTGTAGAAAGACACGTTTACAACTTACTAGATAACAAAATAGATGTTCACTCAAAAATAGTTGACCTCTACAAAGAAATACTTGCGTAAGCCACCAAACACCACTATAATAAATATCCCAACAACAACCGGAGAACGAAATGACTTCTGTAGCTGCACCCCGCGACTCTATGACCGTTTACTGCCTTGGGCAAATTGTTTATGTGCCGCACTACCGCCGCCCGACCGAGTTTGTCGGCCCCGGCTATCACGAAGAACAGGGGGAGTTGAAGTCTCTACCCTGCAACCACCGAGTGTCTTATTCGGCGAGCCAATTGATCAACGCAGGTGCTACCCCGAAGATCATGTTTCTTTTAGACCGCCCTAAATATTAAGGGGAGAACGAAATGACAGAGGAAACCGCCCCTGCTGTACCCCCTGAGAAGCTGGTCAAGGTGTACCTGAAGATGAAGGTCAAGCACGATGAGATGCGTGTTGCTTACGAAGCCGACGAGAAGAAGCTCATGGCTCAGATGGTCAAGGTAAAGTCCGCGCTCTTGGCGTTTTGCAAGGCGCAGAACGTGGACAGCGTACGCACTGGCGAAGGCTTGTTCTACCGCACCGTCAAGGTTGACTACTGGACAAACAACTGGGAAGCCATGCACAAGTTCATTGTTGCAAACAATGCGCCGCAGCTATTGCACCAGCGTATTCACCAAACGAACCTCAAAGAGTTCCTTGAGGCCAATCCTGACTTGCTGCCGCCCGGACTCAATACGGACAGCGAGTACACCATAACCGTACGGAGGAAGTAATGAGTGAACCATTCGTGCCAATTGAGGAATTGGCCAAGCAGTTTACGGTTTCGGTATCCACTGTTCGCGCATGGGTGCGGCAGGGCCATATCCCCAAGGACACATACTTGAAGATCGGTAACACGTACCGTTTCAACGTGCCTGCGGTGATTGCAGCCCTGTCGGGCACACCCAAAGCCGAATCGGAAGTACCGAAAGTCGAAGACCCCAAAGCGCCCGTTCAACTTGAACTGGTTTTTACTGACCCCAACGAAGACATGTAACTGGAGAAGCGAAGATGAGCAACGAAATGACCCTGTTTGGTAAGCCTAGCAATTCAGCCCTTGCGCTGCTAAGCGGCATCGAAGACAGCCTGACGAATACCCTCGCTGGTGGTGGCGGTGGCGGCAACAAGCGTATCAGCATCGAAGGCGGCGCGTTCCGTGAGTTTGTTGGTGGCAAGGAAGTTCGCGTAAGTGAAGAGCGTTCGATGAAGATCATCTTGATCAACGCCGCGCCTGTGTCCCGTATGTTCTTTGAGGGCACTTACGTCAAGGGTTCCAAGACTAAGCCCACGTGCTGGTCAAGCGACACACAAACCCCCGACAAGGCAGTGCCCGAAGAGCAGCGCCAAGCCAAGTTTTGCAAAGACTGCAAGCAGCACATCAAGGGCTCTGGCCAAGGCGACACCCGCGCTTGCCGGTTCCAGCAACGTATTGCCGTGGCGCTTGACGGCGAGTTGCGCAAAGAAGCCGTGTACCAAATTACACTGCCATCAACATCTGTGTTTGGTGACGCGGAGGGCAAGAAGATGCCACTGCAAGCCTACGGTCGTCACCTCAAGGCGTACAACACTCCTGCGATTTCTATCGTGACCGAGATGCGTTTTGACATTGACAGCGCAACCCCCAAGCTGGTGTTCAGCCCCGTCCGTGCACTGGAAGAAGATGAGTTGGCAGTTGCAGTCAAGTTGCAGAGCCACCCCGACACTATCAAGGCGATCACTATGAACGTGTCGCAAATGGACGGCGTGATTCCCGCACCGAAGTTGTTTGAGCCTGAGCCTGCCCCTGCCCCCAAAGCAGAAGCCAAGGCTGCGCCGAAAGCCGCGAAGGTTGAGGTTGAAGAAGTTGAAGAGCCAATCAAGGTTACCAAACGCGCCGCTCCTGCGGTTGAAGAGAAGTCTGAGCTTAGCGATATCGTTGGCGACTGGGACGACTGATTAGTTTTGGGGGGAAAGCGGATGCTGGACAGGGCACAAGTCTGTCGTTTTTCGTCACAAGCGTGAGGCAAACAGCACGGTGAGTACCCCCACCTTTTCAACCATCTCATTCACTCTGACTATCGGCGGCTATGGAAACAAAGAAATTTCTGGAGTCGGTACTGGGGGACGAAGGGTTCTATTGCATTTTTGCGTATCGGATAGCCGACGAGCGTAAGGTACAAAAGTTCTATGACAACCTTGATGCCGCAATCCATGCGGCCCACAATTTAGACGCTGAAGGCTATGACGCTTATTTTGCGCTGGGGACTTTTGACCAAGCTGGGTCTCGTAAAGTACCCAACGTAAAGCAACTAAGATCATTCTTTCTTGACCTTGACTGTGGGCCAACAAAAGACTACGCGACACAGAGCGAAGCTCTTGGCGCATTACGAAAGTTTTGCAAAGAACTTAAGCTGCCCCGCCCGACTATCGTAAATTCGGGGCGTGGTATCCACGTGTACTGGCCGTTGGTTGCACCTGTTTCACGTGAAACATGGGTGCCGATTGCCGAGCAATTTAAACGCCTATGCACAACGCATGGGCTGCGGAACGACCCGTCTGTACCAGCAGATGCGGCGCGTGTGCTGCGGGTTCCTGATACCCATAACTACAAGACTGACCCCCCTTCTCCTGTTGGGTTAGTGGGTGAAGTTGGCATGCCCGTTGAGTTGGATGTATTCCGCGAGTTCTTGGGCGACGACACAATGGTCTTGGTGCCCCCGAAGAAGTACATGCCGCAGCAGCAAGACGCCATGATGCAAGCGCTGTCGGGCAGTATTGTAAATCGGTTCAAGACCATCTTGATCAAGACCATGAGCGGTACTGGGTGCGATCAACTAAAAGAAGTAATTAACAACCAAGCGAACATATCCGAACCGCTGTGGAGGGCTGGCTTATCCATTGCCAAGTTTTGCGTTGACGGCGATAAGGCAATCCATAAGATTTCTGCCAAGCACCCCGAGTACACGTACGAGCGAACCGAGACTAAAGCTGATCTGATCAAAGGCCCGTACCTGTGCACACGTTTTGACGAGTACCGTGGTGGGGTGTGCAAGGACTGCAAGCACTGGGGCAAGCTCAAGTCACCAATCTCTCTTGGGCGTGAGGTTGAGGAAGCCGACGAGTCTGACAACATTGTCATAGAAAAACCGCTGGGTGTGACTGCGGCCACGCCGATTCGGTACGCTATACCCAAGTATCCGCACCCGTTCTTTCGGGGTAAAAGCGGTGGGGTGTTTAAGCATTCTAAGAATGCTGAGAACGAAGACAAGGATGTGCTGGTCTATTTCAACGACCTGTACGTTATACGGCGCATCAAAGACCCCGAAGCTGGTGAGTCTCTTGTGATGCGCTTGCACTTACCCAAAGACGGCGTTCGTGAGTTTACGATACCGCTGACCGCCGTGGGTACTAAGGATGAGTTTCGCAAGCATCTTGCGTCACAGGGCGTAGCAGTTTTGAACGTCCAAGAGTTGATGGAGTACACAATGAGATGGGTTAACGAGTTACAGTTTAATTCCGAAGCTGACGAAGCATGTCGGCAGTTTGGATGGCGGGACGATACGCACGAGTCGTTTATCGTTGGCAACATGGAAGTGTTTAAAGATAGGGTTGAGGTGAGTTCGCCCTCTGCGGCTACCGTGGGGCTGTTCCCTATCTTCAGGGCCAAGGGCACACTGGAGCAGTGGAAGAAGACCGTTTCGTTCTACAACCAACCGGGCATGGAGTTGCACCAATTCATGTTTGGGCTGTCGCTGGGTTCTATATTGATGGAATTTCAGCCGATCAACGCCGCCGCTTTCCACGCATGGAGCAAGGGTTCTGGTCTGGGCAAGACCACGGCTATGTACGCAGGTGCATCTATCTGGGGTGACCCCGATCTGCTGGTGATGCAGGAACGCGATACCTTTAACTCGAAAATGAACCGTGCTGATGTGTACAAGAACATCGTCTGCTACATGGACGAGATGACCAACACCAAGCCGCAAGACCTGTCGGACTGGGCGTATCAACTGCCGAGTGGTCTACAACGCAACCGCATGGGGCCGAAGGGCAACGTCGAGCGCGTACGCGGCAAGCCGTGGAAGACTCTGTTTGGCACTACGGGTAACACGTCGATGCTGGAACGCATTGCGCTGTTCAAAGCCTTGCCACAAGCGGAAGCTCAGCGCGTGTTGGAATGCCGCGTAGACCCAGTGAAGTTTGCAACCAAGGCTGAGACCGATGTATTTAGCGCCGCCATCAAGGACAACTTCGGGCATGCGGGCGTTGTCTTCCTTCAGTATGTTCTGAACAACTTGGATGCGGTCAAAGAACTTACCATGGCAGTGCAGCGCAAACTTGATGCGGCGTCGAGCCTGTCTGCTGAGAACCGCTACTGGTCTGTCTTGGCATCGCGCCCTATTGCGGGGTTGATGTTGGCCAAGAAAGCTGGCCTCATTGACTGGCAGATTGCGCCCATCGTGCAGTGGATTGTCAAGGTGATGGCCGAAGCTAAAGTTATGGTGCGCGAGATGAACGTCAACGTAGAAGCTCAACTAACTGACTACATGGCAGAGAACTACAACAATATGCTACGCATAAAGTCAACAGATGACGCACGGAATACCGCAGGTGCGCTGGATCAGTTCATTGTGCCTGACGGCTCACCCCGTGGGCATTTTGTGGCGAGGTATGAGTACGATGTGAAGAAGCTGTACCTGCTGCCCAAGCCCCTGAAGGCATGGTGCGGTAAGCAGCAAATTAACTACGCCGGGTTTGTTGATGGTCTGAAAACTGGAAGCACCAAAGCAACTACGGCTAAGGTTCGACTTGGCAAAGGCACCCGCATTAACATGCCGCCGACCGATGTTCTGATACTAGATTGCGCGGGGTTTATGGACGATGAAACTGAGCAAGCTTTGGCGACAACCTCCGCGCTGTTCAAGAAACAGAATCAGGTTTGACGACCTTGCACCGGATGGGGTGCGTATTATTGTTCACTGGGATAAATTTTTAGTGGATACTTCAGTGTTCATTCCTTGCGTGAACACGCTTGAACTTGTGCGCCAAGTTCACCAGATAACAACTCAACGGGAGTGGGTGGTTCACTACCGGCCAAGCATCGAAGACGGGCAGTGGGGGGTACGCATTTGGCGGCGGCTGTGATACGATTGCCGTGACAGGTTGCCTGTCATTTCGTTCTCCTGAAGTTGTTCGCCCCCGCCGTAACAAGCGGGGGCTTTTTTAATCACTCAAAGAAGTCGCCGTCAAACTCAGCCGCATCCTGCAACAACTCAGGGCGGAGTTTCTTGTTAAAGGTTACGCCGTGGTACATTTCCATCGTTGTCCGCATGTGTTGCGCCATAGATTTTTGTATTGTTTCCACAGTAATTGGAAACGTAGGATGCCGCTTGCTAAAGTCAAGCATCTTGGTAACAATATCCGACACACCTTCTGAGTCCCCCACCCGTGCGGCGGTAAAGTAATTAAGCAACAGCTTTGTGCGTTCTTTAACGACACGTTTTTCAATGTTCTTTTCCGAGGCGTTGATTTCTTGCTGACGGATGTACTCCGCAGGCGCAAGGCCAAAGAATTGTGCCCCGGCGTTCCACGCGCTAATGTCCCCGGTGATGGGGTCGCCGCGCAGCGTGTTTGCACCCTCAGTCGCAAACCGAATACCCTTCATGGTGTTGGCAATAGCCGAGGGGAGCATCCGCTCCAGACCCCGCTCCATGTTGCCGTCTTGCATTAATTTTTGCCCTGCGAATATTCGGTCAACCGTGCCGTAAACTGGGCCACCCGCAAGTTGCAAGAACGACAAAATTTTGTTGTCTTGGTCTTTGTACCCCGTGCTATTTAGTATCAAGTCGGACAAGCCGATACGGTTGGAAACAGCCGTGCCAGTGAAGTAGTTGACCGCGCCGTTGAACATCCCTTCCTTGAAGTAC